ATATGCAAGTTGCAGTCTACCTAACAGATCTCTTGCAGTTGCAGCCTTGTTTGCAAGGATAGCAATATTAACACTAGGATTAAACAAAGCATAGTGTAACAGATAAGATATCATTACAGTAGACTTACCAGATTGTCTGGGTAATTTACAGATGGTAAAACGATTTTTATGGAATGTTCCTACCATTTCTTTTTGGAAAGGATACATTTTAAAGGGTATTAATCCTTCATCAAGAGAAACAATTCTTACATATTCTTCAATAAAATATTGTGGATTATCCATACACTTCTGATATTCAAGAAGTTGTTTTTTTGTCCACTCTTGAGATATATTTGCTTTCTTGAGATTAGGATTACCTAGATAATTATTTTCTGTCATTTTTCAAGTTCTCTATATCTTTTGCGTTTTTAACTATATGTTTATTTTGCATAGTATCTATTAGAGCTTGAAGTTTTTCTGCCTTTTCTTTTTCAGTGTCTATATGAACATCTGACTGTATAAGTTTTTCTAACTTTAACATTGCAATTCTTTCATTTGGAACATATCTCCAAGTATAACCTTTTTCAGAATATATACCAAATACAGTTTCAGATGTTCCAATACTTACAATAACTGCATCTTGTCCGTCTAATATTACTTGGTCGCCTGCATTAAATGCTTTATTCATTTTAAACTTTAAACCTTTTGCAAGACCAGTTGCAAATTCTTTAAACCATATCGCAATCACTAAACTAATTAATATAGCAATCCAAGGCATTATCATTACTGTCAAGTCCATTGAAAGATTATTAAGTTCGTCCATCTTTTTTACCCTTTAGCATTTTTTGTAACTCAGCAGTTGAACCAACAAACAATGCGTTAGTTACATTCTTTGGTGCGTTACTTGGAACATCTTTTAGTTTTTTCATCTTATCCTGTAAATCACCAAGTTTCTCTGTAACCTCTGCAACCTGTTTAATTAGATTACCAGCCACTTCGTATGTTCTTGGGTGGTCTGACTCTCTTGCAATTTCTAAAATACCTTCAATTGCATTTGAACCTTTTTCAATAAGATTATAAAAGTTCTCTCTTTGATACTTATAGTCTGCATCAATGTCATCTAACTTATCTGAAGGTTTGGGTATAACTGCTTTTAATTCTGGTTTAGGAATTTCTACCATATCTGTTACACCCAAAGTTTCATCAATAATGTCTGTATGTGACTTCATTTAACTTCTACGGATTTTTATCACTGCCTGATTTAGAATCAAATTCTTGTGCATCTTGATAGAAAGATGTAGTTTCATTAAATCCAAAATCATCATCAGCATCAGCAGTTGCTGGTGTTGGTGTAACAGTATATCTTTGTTCTCTTGTTGGGGCTGCAGAAGGAAGATTTGCATACTGGTCAACTTGAACAGTTTTGATAACTTTAGATGAAGTTACAGGGCCATATAAGAAGAATTTTGCAGTAAAGGCCATAGTGTATATAATTGCTCTTCTTGTTTCAAAATCACCTTGATAATTATCTTCATATCCTACACTATTTAAAACAATAGGAACATCTCTTTTAATTCCCATGTCAGCCATATCATTAATTGTTAATGTATAGTCTGGTTGAAAGTATGGTAGTATTTGTTCTACAATCTGTAATGCGTCATCTGAATTTCTTGCCATTGTATATAAAGAAAAATCTAAATTATATGGAACTGGCATATATTGTGTGTCTAACTGTT